ATCTCACGTTTATCTTGAATATTTAATGATCTATAATGTTTTTTATCATCTTTACTTAATGTAGATTCTAGTTGTCCTTCTCCCCAAGTTTCCTTAACTGTTAATCGGTTATTAGGTAAATCCTTCACATTTTCAACCCCTTAGTTTATATTTTTTATTTCAAACACCCGCAACGGCTCAAATGTAATAAAATACTTACCGCAATGAGTTCCGATACCATACTTCATTTTGTAATGTTCAATACATTCTTGCGCAAAATCTTCCGTTACCTCAAAAAAATTAGCAAGCTCATACAAATTGTGTACTCCTTGCTTAAATGCCTTGACTATACCCGATAGGGGCATAGTTGCTTCATACGAATAGCGTCTTGCGTAATTTTCAAACTTTCTATTATTGAACTGTGACTGATCCAAGATGTTGCCGTATGTATATTTGTAGTGAGCTAGCTCTTCGGCTATAACTTCATGCTTTTCAGCATTACTTAAATTCTTATCAATCAGTATTACTCCGTCTGCATATATCCCCTTAAAGTTACGCTTTAGGCTATATTCATCACTGATAGGTATATGACTGTTCTGTATCATTAAGTCTTCATACTTAGCCATAAAGCCAACCCCTTATTTGTTTCTATGTTTTTGTTTTACAAACTCTGCATACTCTAAAATTTCTTGCAATTCTTCTTCTGTATAATCGCCGTCAAGATGTGCTGCAAGAGTGCCTTGATGTAAAGTGTTTTCTTCAGTAATTCGTGATTTAGGTACATTAAAGTAATCGGCCAATTCTTGAATTTTTGAAATTCTTGGATACTTAGATTCTTTTAGCCAGTTAGAGACAGTGGATTGGCTTACGCTTATAGCTTCAGATAATTCTACTTGAGTGATGTTACGTTCTTTCATAAGTTGTTCTAAGTTCTCTGACAAAATTTTTCTAGCGCTTTTATATTCCATATTTTTTTCTCCTTTAGTATTACTTAATGTAATACTAATTTACCATAAGTAATATTAATTTACAACTAGAAATATCACTTTTTTTAAATTTTTATTACTTTAAGTGTTGACATATCACTTTAAGTAATAGTATAGTTATACATGTCAACGGGAGGTGAATAAAAAATGCCGGAAGATTTTAAAGAGTTCCCAGTAAAAGTTTGGCGTATCAATTCTAAAATGACGCAGCAAGATGTTGCTGACAAATTAGGTGTTACTAAGCAATCTGTTATTAGATGGGAAAAAGAAGATGTTGAATTAAAGGGAATACAACTTTACGCTTTAGCCAAATTATTCAACACTGAAGTTGATTATATTAAGGCTAAAAAAATTTAATATCAATATCACTTAAAGTGATATTAAAAATACTCAACGCCCGCATTGAGCAGATGTGAGCGAGAGTGAGCGACGATATGAGCCACGCTTAAATACATTCTACAGTCATTGCGATGACCGTCTGTTGAATGTGGGTGTTGAGGAGAAAAAGGAGGAACGAACAATGCAAGAATTACAAACCAAACCTGACATCGGCAAGATGTTCAACATTCAAGAAAAAGAAAATGGAGAAATTGCAATTAGTGGTCGAGAGCTTCATAAAGCATTGGAAGTCAAAACAGAATATAAAAAATGGTTCGGTAGAATGTCCGAATATGGTTTCGAAGAAGATGTTGATTACACAAGGGTGACCCAAAAATGTCTTACCCAAGGTGGATACCAAAATATGACTGACCACGCACTGACGCTCGACACTGCAAAAGAAATCGCAATGATTCAACGAAGTGAACCAGGTAAACGTGCGAGACAATATTTCATCCGAGTCGAAAAAGCATGGAACAGTCCTGAAATGGTTATGCAGCGCGCTTTAAAAATAGCAAACAACACAATCCTACAATTAGAAACTCAAATAGAAAGAGACAAGCCTAAAATCGTATTTGCTGATGCGGTAGCTACTACTAAAACATCAATTCTTGTTGGCGAATTAGCAAAGATTATTAAACAAAACGGTATCGATATCGGTCAACGTAGATTATTCGAATGGTTACGCCAAAATGGATTTTTGATTAAACGTAAGGGTGTAGATTACAACATGCCTACACAATACTCAATGGAACGAGAATTATTTGAAATCAAAGAGACTACAATCAGTCATTCTGACGGACATACATCGATTAGTAAGACACCTAAAGTTACTGGAAAAGGTCAGCAATATTTCATTAATAAATTTTTGAGTGAAAAACATTCAAATTAAGGAGGAACCACAATGCAATTACTCAAATACGTAAAAATAGCACTCCTAATCGTCATCTTGGCGGAAGAGATTAGGAATGCTAGAAATTATAAAAAAGCTATAGGCAAGCCTTTCAAAGTAAAACTAGATGTTGATACTCCACAAAAAATCAACACTCTTCGCGAGATTAGGAAAAATCAAATTGATTTCCTAAAAACTCTTTAAGGACTTCTCGGTTTGTCACTTCATGATGGAGTAGTGAAAATAAAATCTGTTTTTCATTCTCAGTGTAATCTTCATAATTCTCTTCAATTGAGTTGGAAATATCTGAAGCGTACTTATCTAAAGTTTCTCTAGATATTTCAGTGTAACGTTCATCGAAGTATTTATAGAATTCTTTTTTGTTCACAACATCACCCCCAATCTACGCAGTAGCGTTAGATACATTATACACGAAAGGTTTACTTATATGACCGCATTATTAATCGTATTAAATATTATCGCGTTCATCACATGTGTGACGTTGCAATACAAAAATAGATAATAAAGGAGTGATGTTCATGGAATTTATAGGTTTTGCAGACGCTAAAGAATTTATTAAAGTAAGTGGAATCTCGCGTAACGATTTAGAAAAACACGTTTATAGCAATCGTGAGTTTCAACAAACGTGTATGTATCGTTTTGGCAAAGGTAACAAGCGTTACATCGAAGTGGAACCTGCATTGAGGTTCATTAGAGAGAATATTCTAAAAAAGGAGACGGATTTATGGTAGACAAAATGATCGCTTTAATCTTAGCAATGATGACCACGTTTGTAGTAACGGTACCTTTCGCATTCGAAGCATACATCACTACTACGGTATTTGTAGCGATAACAACTGTAGTAACAACTTACTACGCTGCGAAGTATGTAATCAACGCATTAAAAAAGACTGAATGCTAGTTGCAGCTAGCAAACAGTCAAAGATTTAACAAAAATTATTCGAACTAATTATACCACAATTTCTAGGAGGAAAACAAAATGGAAAAAATATTAATTGATTATGCGGAATTTAAACGTCTTGTAACTCAGGAAATTCGTTTGAAAGAACAAATCGCTGCAATAGAAGAAGATTATGAGGATTTGAGACTTGATTATCAACGATTGGAAGCTAAAATTTTTGGAATGGAAAACGAACTAGTTGAGGAAGATGAGGAATGAATAAAATAGTCACTTACTTCTATAAACACAAAGATTTGGACATTTACGTTACTAACCGTCCTACAGAAGCCAACCCAACTATTAAATATTCAACGGACAAACGTGATGCACGTAAATTTGATGGAATGGAAAACGTTCTAATCGACACAACCGCACACGATGTATACAAGCACACTCACACTGAAACAGATGAAATTGAGAGGGTGGAACTATGAACAAATCAGAATCAGTAGTAGAAATCAACAAAGCTATGGTGGCTTTTCGTAAGCAAGTAAAGCAACCACTAAAAGATAAAAATAATCCTTTCTTCAAATCGAAATATGTACCTCTTGAGAACGTCGTAGAAGCCATTGACGAGGCTGCAACCCCTCATGGCTTGTCATATACACAATGGGCATTAAACGACGGTGAGGGGCGTGTAGGAGTAGCTACAATGCTTATGCATGAAAGTGGCGAATACATCGAGTACGACCCCGTATTTATGAATGCAGAGAAGAATACACCACAAGGTGCAGGGTCGTTGATTAGTTATCTCAAACGCTACTCATTATCCGCAATTTTCGGAATCACAAGTGATCAAGACGATGACGGTAATGCAGCAAGTGGAAAGCAAAGTAAATCAGAGCCTAAAGCAAGTAGTAAGACTGTAGGTGCATTAAAGCAAGAAGTGCTTAACTTTGTAGAACTAATGAAGTCACTAAATAAAGATGTTACCCAACAACAAGCAGAACAAACTTTTGGTATTCCAAATTACACTGCTATGACAGAGCAACAGGCAGTAAACACAATAAACAAAATTCAAACTATGGCGAAAAAATATAAGGAGAATGAGTAATGGCGAATTCAGTAATCTTAACAGGACGTATTACTAAAGACTTAGAACTTAAACCAGCAGGACAAACACAAGTAACTAACTTCTCAATGGCGGTAGATAATCCATTCAAAAGAGATGATGCATCATTTTTTGACATCGTGGCTTTTGGCAAGACAGCAGAGTTACTTAACAACTACTGCGGTAAAGGTAGCAAGATTTTAATTGAGGGCAACCTCAAACAAGACCGATTCCAAGATAAACAAGGTAATAACCGTTCTGCAGTGCGTGTTATTGCAAATCGTATTGAGTTTCTAGACAGTAAAGGTCAATCGAATAGTCAACCTAAACAACAACAAGGACAAGCGCAGGACAATCCATTTGAAAATAGTGATGACGAGTTTTCAGACCTGCCGTTCTGATTGGACGTGATTAAATGCCATTAATCAAAAGTTACATCACTCAAAACAATGGCATTACAACAGCGGTTGTTGAGGGTGTAGAGCTTAACGACAAAGATTCGTTGTTATTAGATAACGGACTAGAAGTTGAAGTTGATGTTATTCCAGTTGATCCGTACACAATCACGGATAAGCAGAGAAGAAAAATCTTCGCTTTATGTAACGACATCGAGCAACACACGGGGCAACCACGAGAATACATGCGCTCAATGTTTATGGATTACGTGGCTTTTGTTGAGGGGTACGACAGGTTATCCCTCTCAAATTGCACACGTACACAAGCGAATCAAATAATCGAAGTGATATTAGATTGGGTGTTTAACAACGACATACCACTCAATTATAAGACGAGTGATTTACTTAAACAGGACAAATCATTCCTATACTGGTCAACAGTCAACCGCAATTGTGTTATCTGCGGTAAACCTCATTCAGATTTAGCGCATTACGAAGCAGTAGGACGAGGGTTTAACCGTAATAAAATGAATCACCATGACAAACATGTACTAGCTTTGTGCAGAGAACATCACAACGAGCAGCACGCTATAGGTGTTAAGTCGTTCGATGAAAAATATCATCTTCAGGACAGTTGGATAAAAGTTGATGACCGACTCAACAAGATGTTGAAAGGAGAGAAAGCGGATGGCAACGTTTAGGGTTTATAAGGAATCAGGTAACTTTGTGACAGTACACAAAGATTTTATACATGACTCTAATATAAGTTGGAAAGCGAAAGGTATTCTACTCTACTTATTAAGCAGACCTGACGACTGGCAAATTTACGAAACTGAATTAGTAAAGCATTCAGTTGACGGGTTAAGTGGTTTAAAGTCTGGGATTAAAGAATTAGAAGAAAAAGGATACATTCAGCGCAATAGAAAAAGAGATGCTAAAGGTAGGTTAAAAGAATATGAATATGCTGTATATGAACAACCTAACCACATTCGATTTTCCAACGTAGGAAATTCCTACATAGGAAAAACCTACGTAGGAGAATCGCATCCTACTAATAATAATAGTACTAATAATGATTTAACTAATAATAAAGATACTAATAATGTGACAGACGAGACGATTAAAATATTTCAATTAGTTAGTAAAGAACTAGAAACAATACAAAGTCCTTTAAAAGTGCAACAACTAGAAAATGAAATTGAATCATTCAAAGAAGATAAATTAGAGATTGTAGAACTAGCTATTAACTATTGTAAAGAGAATAACAAAGGTATTAACTACCTTATAAAAATTTTGGAAAACTGGAATAAAGAAGGTATTACAACTAAAGATCAAGCAGAACGGAAAATAAAACCTAAACAAACAACTAACTCAATACTAGATGAACTTGAAATTGAATTAGGTGATAACTAATGCCGATGTTAAAGAAAGAGGCTTTACACATATTAAGACTTGTCAGTGATGTTTACACTATGAACCTTACTAAAGAAAAGGCAAGTACATGGATAGAAATACTATCCGAAAAAGGAGATTACGAACCAACGTTACGTAAGACTAAAAACTACATTGCTAACAACGGTTACAAACCTAAAGTAGCAGACATTCTAGCGTATAAACCAAAAGAATTTAATTACACGCAGGTACCAAAAGAGCAGACTAAAGAGTATTTGCTTAAAAATGACCCTAATTACCAAAAAGGATTAGAAGAAGCAAGGGAACGTTGGCGACGCATGAGGGAGGAGTTAGGATTTGACACGGATTGACAGACTCGAAACAGAGAAAAGCCTAGTATCTAACCTAATGCGCAACCCTCAATTGATAAGCAAACTGAAGTTGACGCCTGAAATGTTCGAGAACGAGCATACACGAAAGTTTATTGAGTATGTGCTAGATGTTGGCAAGGTTGACGTCAATGAAATTTATTACAAGTGTCGTAATGACAAAGATTTCATACCTACCAAAGTGTTGTCTGAAATCTACAATTTTGATATTGCTGAAGTCTCATACTTCATGAATGATCAACTCAATTTATTAAATGAGTACGTAGTAAATGAATCTGTAAACAAAGTGAATGAGTACTTACAACAACCAGATGAACAAAACCTAAAAGTGTTAACAGACGAGATAAATGCATTGCAAGAATTGAGTATTGAAAAAGCTAACCCTACCGATACATTTTTAGAAGAAATCATGACGAACATATTAAGCGATGAGCCTAGAGAGTTTATCAAGACGAAGTACAACAACATTGATAATAAAATACTAGGATTTGAGAAGTCGCAACTGAATATATTAGCGGGGCGTCCTTCGACAGGTAAAACGGCATTCGCGTTAAACATCATGTGGCGAATTGCTCAACAAGGTTATCCTACTTCATTCTTCAGTTTAGAAACTGGAGGGACGAACATTGGAGAACGTTTAATATCGATGATTACTAACATTCCACTAACTAAGATTAAGCAATCACAAGGATTATCTTTAGACGAAACAAATCAAATTATGGACGCTATTAATCAAATTAAGCAACTACCGCACTTATCTATTCATGACGGTGCAGTCATTACACCGAGGGATATTCGGGAGCAGGCAATGCAAGAAAGTGATAAACCGCACGTTATATTCATTGACTACTTAACTCTCATGAATTCTGATGTGCCGATGAAAGAAAGACGATTAGAAGTTGAAAAGATTAGCCGTGATCTAAAAATAATCGCTAAAGAAACAGGGTGCGTCATTATTGCACTTGCTCAGTTAAGTCGAGGGGTTGAGTCTCGACAAGATAAACGTCCGATGATGAGCGATTTAAGAGAAACTGGCGGTATCGAGCAAGATGCACATTTTATCTTTATGTTATATCGAGATGATTATTACGACAAAGATTTAGTAGATAACGAGACTGGCAAATCAGATATAGAAGTGAACGTTGTAAAAAATAAAGACGGCGAAACAGGCGTGATTCAAATGGAATTTTACAAAAAGAGTCAGAGGTTTTACTAATGACTATTGGAGAAATGCAAGACTTTTTAGGAAACCTCTACAGAGACACGTATAAAGGCGATACGCTCATTCAAATCAATTTGGTACAAATGGGTTGGGCGATAGAAAGATTGCTTAATAGAGGGCAAATTACGCTGTTTGACGACTATGACAAAGTAAGTCAAATCATCTTTGATGAAATCGATTTTACGCAAAGGAGCAGACATGACAGAAACTAGAATCGAAATATTTTATTTGGAAAATGATAGAAATCTTGGTAATCCGAAAGGGTCATCGAGACCTAGATTTAGTGGTGGTGGGCATAGTTATATGCCTGCACCATATGTAAAACATAAAAAGTTTATAGCTGATCAACTACCACATTTGATGATAGATAAGCCAATAAGACTAACGGTTGAATTTTACTTCAAACCTAGTAAGTCGTGGCCGAAGTATAAAAAAGAAGCATGTATCGGAAATCCTCACACTATAAAGCCTGATATTGATAATTTACTTAAGACGATATTAGATGCAGGTAACAATTTATTATGGGTGGACGACACACTGATTTACGAAATCAGAACATTCAAAAAATATGCAGAGACTGCACGCACAGTATTAATAATTAATGAAATAGAAGGTGATTAACATGCATACATTAGCATTACATCGTAACAGAGAGAAACCAACACAATCGTCTGTGGATAAATATGACAAGTATCAAATGGAAATGGCGTATCAGAGATACAAAGCTAAGAAGAAAGAGAAGCCGTGGCTTAAAACGGTACCGCAATCGGTTAAACCTAGCAGGGCGTACTATGATTTATGCGACTTTGTAGGCGTGCCAGTTAAACAGAAAGAAATTAAACGTTACCCTGCTAAACCGAAAGAAAAGAAGTTACCTAAAATACCTGGTGATCACTCACGTGAATTCATTATTAATGGATATGTGGTATCGGTCAGACAACTAGCTAAATTATTAAATATGCGATACGAGGTTGTAAATAGCAGATTGCGTAACGGTGCAACGCCTGAAGAATTAATGGAGAAAAAGGGTGTGAAGTTATGAAACTAAAAATTCGTGATTTAGAGGAGGACGACAAAGTCTCTTTCTATGTGGACGGAAAACTGTACGAAGGCAAGGTTACTGAACTGCACTACAACTTCAAAGGTAAAGAAAATGCCGAAATCGAATTAGAGAATGGATTTTATTATTATCTTACAGATGACGACGATTGGGAGGCTATTTATGACTAATAAAGATGTGGTTAATCAACCACCACACTACACATACGGCGATATTGAAGTGATTGATTACATTGAACAGGTCACTAAAGACTACCCTGCAGTAATGGCGTTTGCGATTGGCAATGCAATTAAATATATCAGTAGAGCGCAATATAAGAACGGTAAAGAAGATTTAGAAAAGGCACGATGGTATTTAGAACGTGCTTACGAGAATTGGAGTGATAAGTGATGGGTGTACCAATGTATGAATATGTGGTTTACAAAGGGGACGAAGTGATTTGCGCTGGCACTAAGGATGAAGTGGTGAAGAAACTAGGTATAAACAAAAATAACCTTGATTCCATTGCTAATAATAGAACTGAAAAACGCGAAGCAGATGCTTACGAAAGAAACGGCTATAGCAAACGCATGGTAGCTGTAAAAGTGAGTATAGCTGAATTACAAAAAGAATTGGGGTTGGTGTGATGAACACGTTCCACTTATACAATGCAGCGGAAGAAAAGGTGCTTATTGTGCGTGAAACTTTCGGTGGCTACATCATGATTGGTTTACCGAAAAGACAGTATAGCCATATTGACGGTTACTATACTGCTAAGGAATTTAACTACTTTAAATCAGTGCATAACCTAATGTATGCAGAAGAGTTAGACAGTCAGATAAGTATATTTGATATGTAGGGAGGACAAATAGAATGGTAAAGATTATAACGAAAAAGAAAATGAATTTGCCTGAGCTGATTAAGTGGGGTTGGGGCAATGGTGTGATTTATAAAACTTATATTGGGAGTAAAGGCGGAGAAGTTTATTTTAACGGATTCGGCAATTTTAGGACTGAGAGGGACATATATCTTGAAGAAACTTTTGAAGTAGAAGTCGAAGAAGAAATCGACGAAAATACTGTGATATCTAAATTAGTATATCATTATGTACACAATGGGATGTCGTTGATTACAACACGGTCAGAAAAGTCTATATCAGAAGTGTTAAAAATTAACACAAAAGCTGAGGGGTTTATGAATATTGCCTTCTACATGTTAAACGACGACTATACGATGACGCTGATATGGCGTAATGGGGGAATGGTGGAATGATACCTAAATTCAGAGAATGGGATAAAGAGAGAAAACAAACTGATTATCAACAAGGCATGAGTTATGGTCAGCGTAAAGACTTTGATATGGGATTTACTATCTGGTTTGATCATATGGAAGATTTAGATTTAGTGGAAAAAGATGGCACTATTAATAGAATCGTCATAATGTCAACAGGTTTAAAAGATTTGTATCAAACAGAAATATATGAAAAAGACATTGTCAGAGACTCATACGGCGATTTATTTTTGGTTGAATGGTTAGATGGTTCCTTTGTATTAACGGAATACTATAACGGCGGATACGATCATCATTATATAAATGATTCATCAAATTTAGAGGTTATCGGAAACAAATACGAGAATCCCGGATTGTTTAAGGAGATGGTTAAATGACTATAAGCAAGCATGAAAGAAACCGAATATCCGAACTAGAGGCAGATATAGAGTCCTATAAACGTATTCGCAAGAATTATATGAGAGCTCTAGATATTGTAAGAAGTGAACGCAATTCACTAATCGTAGACGTCGCAAAGTTACGTGCAGAACGTGATGAATACAAACGAAAACTAGACGATGTGGTGGATTTATTCACTCGCCACATCAATTACAAGTTGTCGGTTAGCCATAACACGTGGTACATCAATTTACGACATAAATTAGATGAGGTGCTTAAAAATGAAAATTAAGGCTAGAAAAATACCCGTTGAAGTTGAATGTGTTCAATTTACAGACACAGAAAGTGCAAAGTATATAGAGGAATGGTCTGACGCTCAAGTTATATATCAAGTATCTAAATATCAAAGAATCTTAGTTGTAAAGACTTTAGAGGGCGAAATGAACGCCACTATAAATGATTACATCGTAAAAGGTGTAAACGGCGAATTCTATCCAGTAAAACCAGATATATTTCATAAAACGTATGAGGTGTTAAAAGATGAGAAATGAAAAAGAACAAATGATATTTTACTTGATGAATAAGTACAAGGAATTAATTCAGTTAGAAATAGACTACCAAGAATGGAAAGAAAGAAACCCGAATAAAAGTAGATGGAATTACAAAGGTAAAAGACCAACAAAAGCTGAATTAAAGCGTTACAGATTATTGATGAAAGAACTGATGATCGAGTTTGAAAAGGAGTTCGAATTCTATGACTAAAATTGATTACAAAAAGATGTGGCATGAATTTAAAGATGTACAAATAGAACATTTTATTAAATTACACACAAACGCAATTAATTCAAAGAATGAACGTGTTATAGGTCAATGCAATTTAAAATGTGTCGAACTACTAGAAATGGATAGATTAGACGGTACAAAGACATTTCATAATGTGTTAGATGATCTAAAATCGTATAACGAAGAATTGCGAAAAAATCATCAATCTTTATATTTATGCCCAAATTGTTCAACTGAAGATGTAGATATACAGCCGTTGGTGGAAGAAAATTCTGGAAGAACATTAGGTTACGTTTACAAATGTAATACATGTGGAGTAACTGGAATTTATTAATGAGGAGGACGAGTGAATGGCCTTAAACAATAAACTATACATTTTTAAAGCAAAAGTATTACGTGTGATTGACGGTGACACTTTGGAGATGCGCATTGATCTTGGCTTTCACACACATACGGTACGCAAGGTTAGATTGCTGGGGGTGGGTACACCTGAACGTGGCGAAACTGGATATAACGAAGCTAAAGCATTTACGACTGGCACAGTGCTAGGTAAGGACGTGTACGTGCAGACTTATAAAGCCGATGCATTCGGTAGATACCTAGCTGATGTGTGGTATCAAGAGGGAGATAACGAATATAGGTTGAGTCATGAATTAACTGTACGTGGATTAGTTAAGGAAGGCAGTAAATGGAATAAGGAGGACGAGTAAATGTTCAAACTTCCATTAGTAGACGCTAAATTTATAAAGCATTAACGAAGAGTAATGAAGAGTAATGAAGAGTAATAAAGAGTAACGAGGAGGACGAGTGAATGACTGCATGGACGCTTATACTTACTTTTGTTGTTTGTGTATTAATGGAACATTTCCTCCATCATCGATTCAACAACAAGTACGTAGGTAGGTTGTGTAGTTTGCTGTTTATGTTGATTGTGATGGTGCTATTCATCTCGGTTACTAAGTTTGAAGGAATAAAAGGATTAGCTTTTGTCACAGTAATCTTTATTTTATATGCGATATTTGAAATTAAAAATCTTAACCTCACTAAGGAGGACGAATAAATGGAACAGTTACAAATTAAATTATTATCAGAGAACGCAACACTACCAACACGTAACCATTCAACAGATGCAGGGTTTGATATTTACGCAGCAGAAACAATCATACTAGAACCGCAAGAAAAAGCATTAATTGCTACTGACATAGCCGTGAACATTCCAAAAGGTTACGTTGGATTACTTACCAGCCGAAGTGGTGTAAGTAGCAAGACACATTTAGTGATTGAAACAGGTAAGATTGATGCGGGATTCCATGGCAATATGAAGATTAATATTAAGAACGATGCAGACTATATTGAAGGGCCATGTGATGCATTAGTAAGCGGTTTTGGTTTGATTGATATTAAAGGTAATGCGTCTGAAGAATTATATCATGTACCAAATTCATACGGTATAAACAAAGGAGACAAACTCGCACAGTTAGTTATTGTACCTATCGTTACACCAGAGTTAGAGCAAGTGGAGGAATTTACAAGTGAATCAGCAAGAGGAGAAAAAGGGTTCGGGTCATCAGGATTCTAGTAGTAAAGATATACTACAAAAAGTTAAAGAAGTATTAAACAAGGAGTGATCATATGAAAAAGGTAGAGGAAAAATATATTATTGAGGTAAACGAAGGGATATATTTGAAAATAAATTTTATGGAAGGTAGATGTGGTTTCACAAATAATCCTAACTTGGCTACCTACTTTGCACAAGAAGGAGATACCAATGCTAAAGATTATGCGAAAAAATGTGGTGGTAAGATAAAACGTTTTACAGCAACTTATGAGGTGGAGTGATTATATGAAAACTATTTTACACACTGTGGTAACAATCTTAATTTATGAGGGTGCTAAGGCGCTAATGAATGATATGTACCTGCAAGATGAAGTTGATACGGAGGAATATTAGATGTGGTGGATTATATTGTTTGTGATATATACATTATTGCTATTGGGATTTGCGAGAGAGAATGCACATCTTATGGGTAAGTTGGAGGCTAGGGAATATGAAAAGAAAGTGCTGGAGAGTAGATTGAGACACTTTGAGGGAGATAGAAAAAATGACATTAAATGAATATCTTAAACATCTAAGAATAGAAAAAGGTATTAAATTAAGAGAATTCGCCAAAATCATCAATTATTCACACGGACACGTTAGTAGAATAGAAAACGGGAATACTGCATTCAATAAAGATTTTCTTTCGAAATTCATAAAAGCAGTCAGCAACAATAAGGATGAATTCAATTTAATTCGAAAAATAATTCAAGATGATTATGGAGTCGAAGTAGAAGATATAGATTTCGTTGCGCATACTAGCGAAAGAAAAAAGCCAGTGTCACTTAATAATATGGTAGGTCAAGAATTTGAAATTGATGGAGTTGTTTTAACAAACGAAGAAATGAGATTTATCATATCTATGGCAAGAAGTTACAGGGAATTTAAGAGGGGGATTTAATGACGTTACAATTAGAGAAATTCGACTATAAAAAGGAGGGGAACGTAATGTACAGTAAAGAAGCGATACTTAATATGATTGGTACACACAAAGTTAAATGTAATGTAATAGCTGATGCAATTCCTGAATACGATAGTAATTCAATCGCGCAATATGGTATTCAAGCGACATTGCCTAAAGCGCAAGGAGAGAATAACAGTAAAGTTGAGGATATTGTTATTAGATTGGACAGAACTAATAGACGTTACTCACAAATGCTGGAAGAAATAGAATTTATTAATAAGGCCCAACAAAAACTAGGTACTATTGACTTTTGTTTTCTTGACTTATTAAAAAAAGGTTACAACAGAGAAGATATTATTAAGAAGATGCCTAACTCTAAAATAAATAGAAATAACTTTCTTGCCAAACGTGATGAACTAGCAGAGAAAATATACTTATTGCAGTGACGAAAATGACAGAAATGACGAAAATGACGAAAATGACACTATTTTGAGGATATCAAAATCTTTAATATAATAAGTGTGTGCTTAATGTAAGCACTGCGATGACGACATTTTCCCTCCTTTCAAAATTATGGTTTCATCTATTTAGTGAAGTTGATTAGTAACTAGACTAGGCGTCCAGAGTAACTGGGCGTCTTACTTTATGCTGATATGAGTGTATGTATTTAGTAGCATATGTTCATATGAGTGTGAAGCTCAAATAAAATAACAAAACATAATCACTAGGCGCTGTTAACCCCTTTTCAGCGTCTTTTTTGGTATAATTACCACATAATAAAAGGGGGAGTTTTATGTATCATATATGCATGTTGGAAATTAATAATAATGGAATATTCATCAATGCAGAAGTTAAAGTCGAATCTATAAACAGAGAAAAAGAAATAATAATGTATGTTTATAATGAAACACAATAAAAATATGATTCACGTATATAATTTTT